ACAGAGAAGACTGTGCGCGCTCCGCTTGCCGTCCCTCGCGACGTTCAGAAGATGACCTTCGGAGATGACGCAGTCATCCGTACTGACAACCCGGACAAGATCCGGCGAGTCGGCATCGACGTACCGCAGGCCGCCTTCCAGGAGGGCCAGGTCCTCGAACAGGAGCTGCGCGTAGGAACGCGCACTCCCGAAGCTCGTAGCGGGAACGTGGACGCATCGATCATCACCGGCAAGGGAGTCCAGGCCCTGATGGGCGGATTCAACACGGTGGTCACCACTGGCCAGACGGTCATCGGTGAAGCACTTCGTTGCGCAGTCCAGCTCGCCTTCGAGATGGACCAGCTCCTCTGGCCGAACGAGAAGAAGACGATCAGGGGTACCTCACAGGGTACGCCGTTCGAGGAGACCTACACTCCGGGCAAGGACATCAACGGCGACTTCACAGTCGACGTGACCTACGGCTTCGCTGCTGGACAGGATCCGGCACGAGCGATCGTGGGACTCCTTCAGCTCCGAGGTGACCAGCTCATCTCCCGCGACTTCTTCCAGCGTCAGCTCCCGATGGGGATTGACGTGGTCGAGATGCAGACCCAGATCGACAACGAGCAGTTCACCGATGCCCTCAAGCAGGGCATGATGGGCTACATGCAGGCCATCCCTCAGATGGCCCTACAGGGGCAGGACCCCTTGGATGCACTCCAGAAGGTCGCTCAGCTCATCGCCCTTCGCGAGAAGGGAGAGCCGGTACATGACGCCGTTCTCAAGGTCTTCACCCCGAAGCCCGCACCTGCGGGCGCTGCGCCACCCAATCCGTTGGCTGCGGCTATGGGTGGAGGTGGCCAGGGACCTGCGGCACCTGGACCGGGCGGAGCACCCGGAGCACCTCCTGGAGCTGGTGGCCCCCAAGGACCGCAGGGGATCGACATGATGACCCTGCTCAGTGGACTGACGGGAGGCGGGGAAGCCAACATGACAGCCCGAACTCAACGTCAGTCTCCACTCTGATAAAGGAGAACCGTGGACCCTAACATCGTGTGGGGTGCGCTCTTCGCCGCAGGCGGAGCGTATGAGATCTACGCCATCTTCAACAAGAAGAACGGCGACACTCTATCCGAACGGACCCGGACACTCTTCCGCACAAAGACAAAGATCGGCAAGACGGTCTTCACTGCTGGTTGGGTAGCCTTCTCCGCCTGGTTCCTGTTTCACATCCTAGGAGGTTGATATGACCTATACTCAGGTCAACTCGTCCGCCTCGCATGAAGGTGAGCTGAAGGGCGAACTCTTCGCTGGCGACCACGGTCCCCAGGGCGTCTTCGCTTCTCTTAAGGGTCCGGCCCTCACGCCGCCCGAGCTTTCTTTCAGCGAGCAGGACACGAACTACAACGACGGTCGCGTCGACTCGAATGGTGGATCTCCGGTCCCCCAGGCGTGGACGCACAGCATCGTCAACACCGGCCTTACCGGGCCGGGCGGCACTCTCGCCAAGTGAGTTGAGGAGGCTCCATGAGCACACCAGTTAGCGGTCCTGGACAGTTCTCCAAGAGGACCGACAAGGCTGTTGGCCAGGCGAACCGGAGCCTCCCCAACGCCGACTACGGCGAGCAGGCTCAGTATCAGGAGCAGCTCTCTGGAGCGCCTATGGCGCAGGACCAGGGAGGCGGTCAGGACTTCGCCTCCATGTTCGGTAATCCGTCAGCGAACGTCGTCGGCCTCGGTGAGGACACGACCATGCCTGACGTTCCAGTTACCGATGGAGCGGATTCCGGCCCTGGAGCCGGATCCGAAATACTGCCTGGCGGTCAGCCCAATCCGAACCTGGCCAAGCTCAAGGCGTATCTACCCGCCCTTGAGTACATGGCCGACAATGGCAACAGTGACGCTGCTCGCAACCTAGTGAGGCAGATTCAATCACAGACGATGTGAGGTGAGGAATGAGTAAGTGGTGGGACACCGACATGGCCGACGCGAGTCAGGCCCTGTACTCAGACCCCAACCTGGCGATCAACGTTGCCACGGTTCCTCAGTCTCTCGCACAGCAGCAGTCGCAGTTCAAGTTCGACGAAGACCAGGCACGCCAGGATAAGGGCGGTCTACTCGGTGGCATCATGGGTGCCCTGGGAACCGCCGACTCCTGGCTCTCGAACATTCCGGGATGGGGCGTCGCCAAGCAGGCGGTGTCCTACCCGATCGACAAGGTTGCGACCGGCATGCGTTGGATCTACTCCAACGCCATCTCGCAGCCCATCTCCACTCTTCTGCTCCACTCCGCTCACAACATCAACCAGGGTCCGTCCGGCGAATGGTCTGGACTGTTCTCCTGGGGATGGGGTGACGACTGGAAGCAGGCGGAGCACATCTCTCCCGGACAGGCGTTCACGAACATCGAGAACACCGCCGAAGCTGCGGGTCAGGGCACTGCGCTCTCTGGCCTCTGGGGTGACGCTGGCTCCCACCTGAGCCAGCACGAGAAGGACATGGTCAAGCAGAACACCGACCGGTTCATCTACGACACGGACTACTGGAAGAAGAAGGGCGGCTGGAAGTACAACGTTGGTTCCGGCTCCCTCGACTTCATGTTCAACGTGATCGACCCGGTGACTGGTGGCATTGTCAGCGGTGCGTCCAAGACGGTCAAGGGTGCTCGTGGCGTCCAGCTCGTCGCACAGGATGCACGCTACGCCTCCCAGGTTCCTGGTGCTGCCGGTGTGGCCCGCACGCGCGGGCCCATCATCGACCTCTTCGCCAAGCAGCAGACTCCCGAGCAGGTGGCTGCTTCTCCGTCGATGCAGAAGGCATTCGACTGGATGAAGGCTGACGGCCGCACGGTCGAGGAGATCGCGAACCACCCCATGTGGGGTAAGGGTCGTCGAGCCAACCCGGCTCGGTACGACATCGCGAAGCTGGCTCACGACACTCCGCGCGACAACATGGAACAGCTCTGGCGGTTCACCGCTGGTGACTCCAACGCTGCTGCCGATCTCGCCAAGTCAGCCCCCTCGGTGCTGAAGAAGGTTGGCCAGACGATGGACAACCGGGTCCTGCTTCAGGGCACCCGGATGAACCTTCCGATGCTCCAGCACTTCAAGGCGAACTATGACGGTGACGCCCTCTCTGGCGAGTGGGCGGGTAAGATGCCCGGCACCGGAGCAGTTGCTGATCAGGAGTCCAAGTTCCCCCAACTCCTTGAGCCTCCCTTCCCGCGACCCACGACTCCGGGGCCGCGTCAGGCTGGCTGGGATGCCACGTGGGGCAAGCTGGGACAGCAGTCGGTCATCAACCGTGCAGCGGCCAACGACATCGCCAAGGCGACCCCCTTGAAGATGACGAACCCTGCCGAACAGACCACGCTCGCTGACGGCCTCAAGGCCGAGCAGTGGAAGGCGGCGCAGCTCGACTCGCTTGCCGACGACTACGACGAGCTGATCAACAACGAGAAGTACCTCGGCGGTGTCCTGGGTCAGATGGACAACTGGACCCCGGCTGCATCTCCTCTCTTCGGAGCGATCAACACCATGTACCGCATGGGTGGACTCGCGATGAAGAACACGGAGAAGGCTGCCGAGAAGCGTGCCATCATGTCGGCTGGCAAGAAGCCCAAGCCGATCGGTGGCAACTTCGTCATGACTGCGGTCAAGCGCGGCATGGGTGCTCCTATGACCATCATCCACAACTTCGGAGACCGAACCCCCCAGGGGTTCGTCGACCACAACGCGGATGACGCACGAGACCGAGTGTTCGACATGCTCAAGCAGGTACCGGGCATGCAGCCTTCACAGCGACTGGATCTCATCGAGGTCTACAACGCTGCGGGCAACAAGGTCGAGCGGTCCCAGGCTCTGGATAAGATTCACGACTCTGTCATGAACCACATCCTCCAGACCAACGGACTGCACCCGGACATCGCTGATGTCCTGAAGGGCGCGATCAAGGACGGCATCGCCTCCAAGATCCAGGAGCTGACGGGCAAGGGTACGAGCAATGTTGCTCAGCGCTTCGGTCCTGAAGCTACCAGCCCTGACGACATCGCCAAGCTGACTGGACAGTCAGTGGACGACTTGGTGGACAATGCCAAGCCTGTCCGGTCCGACCGAGTTGTGAGTGTCGAGGATGGCCACGGACTGGTGATCAGCCCGCTGGCCCAGACTCAGCTCAGCAGCAACGACATCCTGTTCCCCGTCCAGGAGATCAACCGCCTGGTCAAGCGCTCCAGTGGGTCCTTCCAGGGATTCCGTGGCAGCACTGGGGAAGCCAAGGACTGGGTCGTGAAGCGGCTCGACGGATTCGACAACCTGTGGAAGGCCGCGACGCTTCTGCGTCCGGGCTTCATCCCTCGCATGGTGTCTGATGAAGTCCTCGCTCGCATGTTCAAGTTCGGTGGCATGGCCACCCTGATGGATACAGGCAAGGGAATGGGACACTTCCTGTCCAACCGTTCCCGGCAGGTCGGCGCGATTGTGGGTAAGGGGTCTTACGTCCCCACTACCGGCAAGGGCATCGCGTCGAACCGTGCAATCGTAGCGCTCGACGACGAAAGTCTGATTGCGAAGGCTGAAGCAAGAGGTCTGAAGACCTCTCGCATCAAGGTGCCGCCGACTCTCCGTATGGCCTATGGCCGGATCTCGGACGAGAATGATGCACTGGCTGAGACGCAACGAGAGCTGGCCAAGGCTCAGCGTGCTGAGGACCCCGACCAGGGATACATCGATGCACTGAAGACCAGGCTCGGCGATCATCAGAATGTCATCGACGAGTATCACGACTACGTAGGTGAGATCCTTCGCAAGGCAGAAGTCAGCAAGGGTCGCCGTCTCGGCGACACGGACTTCGTCTACAAGATCGGCAAGACCTCGTACCGAGTGCCGCAGGCATTCAGTGACGAGTGGGACAACCCTATCCCTCGGGATCAGATCAGCTCCGAGAACGCCTGGAAGAACCTCTTCACTCGTGGTGAGATGATCGACAGGCAGCGGTTCTGGTCGCACGCCGAGAAGACGGGTGCCTACAAGCTGATCACCCCGGATGACCCCGGTCACATGCAGTCCTGGCTCGACGCAGTCAACAAGCAGATCCGGCAGGACCCGTTCCACCGGATGATCGCTGGTGGCGCTTCTGACAAGGAAGCCCTAACCTGGCTGACGCGAGACGGCAACGGCCGTAAGTACATGCAGAACATGGGGTACTGGAACCAGAACAAGCCGCAGTTCGTACGCAATGTCCGCTTCATGATCGACAAGTATCTCGGTGACGACTTCCTCAAGGGGAAGCTCGCCAACAACGAGATGATCACTGAAGCCGACCTGCGAGCTGCGTTCCCTCGTGATGAGTTCCCTGTCGTTCACGGCGAAGAGATCAAGCAGCACAGCTCGCTGAAGATCCACCAGACGGCCAACGCCTGGCTGGACAACCAGACCGAGAAGGCGTGGAAGCAACTGGCGGACGTCCCTGCGGACGTCCTCTCACGGCACCCGCTATTCCTTCAGATGCACCAGCACGAGATGGAAAACCTGATTCGTCAGCAGTACCACTACAAGATGCAGAACTTCGGTGATGACACGATCACGCCGAAGGAGTGGGAGCAGATGAATCACAAGGCTGCCGCCCGAGCGAAGAAGCAGATGAGTCAGGTCGTGTACGACCCGCACAACACTGTTGGTTCGCAGGGGCTTCGCTTCGTGTACCCGTTCTTCAAGCCGTGGATCGACGGTATCGACCGGTGGGCCGGTCTCGTCGCCGAGCGGCCTGAGCAGCTCAGCAAGCTGAGCAAGATCTACAACGCACCAGTTGCCGCAAACCTGGTCACCGACAACGAGGGACACCACGTCGGGACGGACGGCTATGCCACCGTCATCACGGTCGACCCGCAGACCGGCAAGAAGATCACAGAGAAGCGCTTCGTTCCTCTGGCTGATCGAGTTCTCCACCTGAAGGCACCGTGGTCAACAGGGCCTGGCAAGGAGCTGGCATCCATCAGGATGAACAGCCTCAACACCATCCTCCCTGGCGACCCGTGGTTCGATCCGGGCTCTGGCCCGATCGTCCAGGTGGCAGGTAACCAGCTCGCGAAGACGTCGCCCCAGATGGGCGACTTCCTCCAGTGGGCCAAGATCCTGCCGTACGGGCCTGACGACAGTACGATCGACCTGTTCACTCCGAAGTACATGGCGGACGCGTACAACGCCTTCGTCGGCAAGGACGTGAACAACGAGAAGTACCAGCAGGCTGTGCTCGACGTGTACAACATGAAGGTTGCTCACTACTACGAGGATCTTCGTGCAGGCAAGAAGGCCGACCCTCCGAAGATGGGTGACATTCAGAAGGAAGCCAAGAACTTCCTCTGGCTGCAAGCCTTGACGGACTGGCTGTCCCCTGTGAGCGTCAAGAACACGCCGATGTCTGGAACCAAGTACCAGTTCTTCGTGGACC